AGACACGAAGTAATTACTAACTTACCTAGTGTTGATGCTGCATGGGGTAAAGAGATGCGTAGTCTCTTTATCTGTGAAGACGGTTATAAGGTTGTAGGTGCCGACTCAGCTGGTAATCAGATGAGAGCATTATGTCACTATATCGGTGATGATGACTTCACTAAGGAGGTAACAGATGGAGACATTCATTCTTATAACGCAAGTATTCTTGGGAGTAGCCGTGGTGATGCTAAGCGTTGGCTTTATGCCTACTTATTTGGCGGTGGTGGCCGCAAGCTTGGCACTATTCTCACTGGTAAGCCTGATGATAAAGCTGGTAATGCCAGTAAACAAAAGTATCAATCAGCAATCCCTGGATTAGGTAAAGTAAAAGCAAAACTAGATCATATCTTTCAACAAACAAAGAATGGTTATGGTGATGCATTTATTCCAGCGCTTGATGGTCGTAGAGTTTATGTAAGTTCAGCCCATCAATCACTTAATTTTCTATTACAATCAGCCAAAGCAATTACTTGTAAAGCAGCTATTGGTTATGCAATGGAAAAGATTGCTAAAGAAAAGTTAGATGCATACCCTGTTATCTTCTATCATGATGAAATGGCATGGGTAGCTAAAGAAGTTGATGCAGAACGAGTTAAAGAAATCTGTATTGAATCTTTTAGAGAAGCACCTAAACAATTTAATGTGCAGTGTATGGATGGCGATGGTGTTATCGGTAACTGTTATGCAGACGTTCATTAGAAAGGAAACGTTATGGGTAGATTAAAGAATCATCTTATAGAACTTGAAGATAAGTTTTGGAGCATTGCAGAAGAGACTGTTAGTGGTTGTGAACGCTTCGAAGACTTTGTTAGTGAAATGAGTGAACACTCACATCTCATGCCACTTGTTGCAGATGAAAATGAATTTTCAGATATGCTTAATGATGCATGGAATGATTATTGGAGTGAATATCAATGATTGCTATTATCGATGTAGATAGTTGTGTGTATCAATGCTCATGGGATCAGCCGAGCCTTGATGCTGCATTTGATAACTATCAGAATATATTAAATAAATATTGGATTGAGCCTGTATGGGCAGATGAAAAGATTATTTATTGTGCTGGCAAAGATAACTTTCGTTATAATCTTTGTCCTAATTATAAATCAAATCGTAAAGATCCACCAGCTAAAGCTAAATACTTTAGGCCATTAATGGATTTAATTATTGAAAAAGAGTTAGCTATTCCGTCTCATGGTATGGAAGCTGACGATATGGTTCGTATTAAAGCTACTGAATGCGCTAGTCTTAACCAAGACTTTACCGTAGTACATATTGATAAAGATCTTGATTGTATTCCAGGAAAGCACTTTAATCCTAAGAAAGAAGAGTTCTATGAAATCGATGTTGATACCGCAGATCTTCTTTATTGGACTCAAATGCTTAAAGGTGATCCAACAGATAACTTGCCTGGATTACCTAAAGTTGGTCCTAAGAAAGCAGAAGCAATGCTTGCTGGTGTACCAATGAGTAGACGTAAGAAGCGTGTTATTGCAGCTTACAGAGCTAAATATGGCGTAGTAAATTGGAAGGAGAAGTTATTAGAAACCGCAAATGGTATTCATATATTGCGGAATTCAACTGACTTCTTTGAGGTGTAATATGACTACCAATACACAAGATCATCAACGTTATGAAGATGTTATCATAACAGAGGTAAGTAATGTTGACTCAGGAGGATGGGTCGGCATTACTACTGAAGAGCATGGTGAAATCAGATGTAAATCTAATCTTAGAACTAAACTTAAATTAAAGAAAGGCTGGGAAGGCGATTTAACTGTATGGATTAATCCTAAAAGTAATACTGTATGCGTAGCCTTTGATCAGAAAGCTTGGCAAGCTACAGGAGCAGATGCAAAGCCGAATGGTCAATGGGAGTTAATTCCTAATATGACTGATATTAATCCATATGAAAATGAAGGCTTTGTGTATATGATTACTGAAAAGTCTACTGGAAAGAAATATGTAGGCAAGAAATCATATTGGAATTACAGTAAAGGTAAACGTGTAAGACAATCTAATTGGAAAACATATGGTTCATCAGGCGTAGATACTTCACAAAAGGTTTCAGATAATCCTGAAGCATTTGATTACCTTATTATGGATGAAGCGCCTGACAAATCTTCACTTAATTACCTAGAAATTAAATGGCAAATAACTCTTAATGTTCTTACTGAGCTAGACGAGAACGGAGAGAAAGTTTATTATAATAAAACACTTGGCAGTGAGAAATGGATGCTCACTAAATCATTTATAGAGGAATACAATGCGAAATCCAATGTATAATAAGATACCTAATCAACAAGTAATTGACGGAAAGAAGTATGAACCTGACGTTTCTGAGTATGATGAGTACTTATCTGATTATATTATCGGTAAAGAAGAAAGACGACAAAAAGTAACTAAGTCTAGTAAAACAAGGCAGAAGAAAAGGAATAATCGTCATGCCAAAGAAGAGCGACTATACGGAGAGTAAAGAAATAGGCAAAACTAAATGCCCTGCTTGTCCGTCATCAGATGGCTTTGCTATATACGATGATGGCCACGGTTATTGTTTTGTCTGTAATCACTATGAACGCAATGTAAATGAAGAGGAAGAGGAAATGGCGGTTGCAGCACCTCAAGTTACAAGTTTAGAATTATTTGAATCTCAACTTGGTGATTATCGTGGTTGTCAAGAACGAGGCATTACTAAAACAGTTGCTGAACATTATGGTGTTCGTGCAACATACGATAGCGAACGTAATATTGTTGCATATAATTATCCTTACTACTGTGACAATGAGTTAACTGCTTATAAAGTAAGGACATTACCTAAACAATTTAAAACTGTAGGAGACTTTAAAGATGTCAGGACTTTTGGTAGTCAAAGCTTTGGAGCTGGCGGTAAGCGAATCGTCATTACGGAAGGAGAATTTGACGCAATGGCAATTGCTCAAGCGTCTCTCGATCACTATAAGTGTATTTATCCTGTTGTATCTGTTGCTAGTGCTAGTAATTTAAAATCACTTTTAGTTGATCGCAACTTTCTAAGATCATTTGAAGAGGTAGTATTATTCTTTGACAATGATATAGCAGGAAAGAAAGCTATAAAAGAAGCAGCTAATATTATTGGCATTGATAAAGTTAAAGTTGTTACAACAACAGCTAAAGATCCTTGCGAATTATATACTGCTGCAGGATATCAAGGTGTAATGCGTGTTATATGGGACGCACAACCGTTTAGCCCTGCTGGTATTATAGTAGGCCATGACCCTGTATGGGAACAATACCTTGCAAGACGTTCTACTGAATCTGTTGCTTATCCTGCTTGTTTAACAGGTATTAATGATAAAACTAAAGGTATGCGGTTTGGTGAAATTACTTTGTTTACTTCAGGTACTGGTAGCGGTAAATCAACTGTTATTAAAGAGATTGTATTAGACCTTCTTGATAAAACAGAAGATAAAATCGGTATGATTTCACTTGAAGAGTCTGTAGGTGATACAGCTGAAAAGTTTATTCAGATGAAACTGCAACGTAATTTACAAGAGTATGATGTGGCTCTTGAAGAACAGGAGGAAGCATCTCGTGCAGTATTTGGAACAGAACAGCTTGTATTACTCGATCATCAAGGCTCTGTTGGTGATGAGTCTCTTATTGATAAGATTGAATATATGGCTCTTATGGGCTGTAAATACCTTATCCTTGACCATATTACAATTGCTGTATCAGAAGGCGCAGAAGGTTACACTGGTAATGAGGCCATTGATAAAGTTATGTCAGATCTTCTTAAGCTTACAAAGAAGCACAATATATGGCTTGGAGTTATCAGTCACCTACGCAAGGTTCAAGGTGGCGGTTCGACCTTCGAGCAAGGCAAACTTCCTAGCATGGATGACATCAAAGGTTCTGGTTCAATCAAACAAATATCATTTGATATCATCGGATTCGCTAGAGATATGGCTAATGAAGACGAAGAGATTAGAAACACAATTAATTTCGTTGTGCTTAAAAGTCGGTTTACAGGTCGAACTGGCCCCGCTGGACACGCTAAGTACAACCACGATACAACGCGATTAGCTTATTATGATGAACATGCTATTGACTTTGAGGTAGTATAATGGATAGCGAAATTATAAATAAACTTTGTATTGTACAACAAGAGTTAAGTATTGCTAGAAAAACAATTACAGAGTTAACTACTGAACGAAATAAATATCGCAGTCAAGCCTTAATGCGTGCTAATAAAATTGAGGAGCTTCAAAATGAATTACAAAAAATCTATTCGCCGAAAGGCAATTAAGATACAAAACACAGATTCAAAAAGTGGCCGTAAAATCAGACCTATGTCTGAAGCTATTGCGGCAGTGGAGAAGTTAAATGACGGAGAAAGAAGCTAGATATGACGACCTTTATATGGACATCGCTAAACGAGTTAGTCAAATGTCTTATGACACTGACACTCAAGTTGGAGCGGTACTGGTTAAAGATGGAAATATTATTTCGATGGGTTGGAATGGAACTCCTTCGGGCTTTGATAATGAGTGTAAGCATACTCATACTGGGGTTACTTTACCTACTGTTATTCATGCTGAAGCTAATGCTATCTGCAAGTTGGCTCGTACTGGCGGCAACGGATTGGGTTCCACACTCTACACTACGCTCGCGCCTTGTATGGAGTGTACTAAACTTATCTTGCAATCTGGGATCTCAGAAGTTGTCATTAATCAAGCTGACGACAGATACATGGAAGCATATACAATCCTTAAAACGAAAGGCATGATTAGATTATGCAAGTCTATTACAAATTAGATGATGAAATACCTAACTACGTTGCTTGGGTTCAATGTGAACCTGAACAATTAAATGAAGTTCGACAAATGTTTCCTGTCGAAAACTATGAGATTTTAATCGGAATTAAATCTAATTATGATCCATTAACATGTGATGTTCACACCCTTAACAACCCACCAGCCCCTACATGGGGCGTAGAAGTTTGGAAAAGAGAAACAAATGGAAGATGTGAAGGACTATCTCCTAAATAAAATTCGTGGTGAAGACTTAGGTGTCAAACCAAGACGTAACTTACAATTAATGCGTATGATTGACACAGATGGTGTTGATATGCTTGACTTCTTAATAGAAGACATGATAACATTCGCAAGAAAAACAATACAACGCTGTTTTAAGCGTAGTAAAACTGAGGGTGAAGCAGCAATTACTCAAGCTTCAATGGCAATTGGTAAATATATTATCGAAGGCTGGGATAGCACTAATGTAAACTTTAGAGACCATGTACGAGTAGGTGATTTAGTTATCGAAGGCTTTGTTATGTGTGGTTATTTAACAATACAAGTAGGCCATATGAAAAGCCGTAAGCCCGTTACTATACATGCTACTGATAAATGGGGTGAAATGGAGGCTATTGCTGGAAGAACTCTTTGTATTAGCGAAGAACCAATTGCGCCTATTACTAGTTTAATCCAAGCCAACGGTAGAAGTGTTATTAAAACATGGGATAAATCTAAAGAGTTTAAATTTATTAAACATCGTGAAGCCCCGTTTGTTAAAGCAATAGATAAATTACAATCAACTCGTTGGCTTATTAATGCTGATGTTCATAAAGCTATCATGCAACAGTGGGATTCATTTATTAGTAATGAAGAATTTACTGGTGAAGATGAAAAAGAAAACGATAAACTATATCAACGTCAAGCCTCAAAGAACCGTGAGGTAAAAGAAGTAATGGCTATCGCAGCGAAATGGCTGCATAAAGAATTTAGCTTTTACATTGATGCAGATTACAGAGGCCGTTTATATTATGCAGAGCCTTTCTTTAACTTTCAAGGTTCAGATATTGCAAGAGGCCAGTTGTTATTTGCTAAAGGTAAACTATTTGATAGCACTGCTAGCTTCTGGCTTGGTGTTCATACAGCTTGTTCTTACAATCAGTCTTACAACATTGACGAGATCCCTGAATGGGTCACTACAGATTATCGTAGTGTACTTGAGCAAGAAGAACTCGATACTATTTCTGTAGACAAAATGACACTTGAAGATAGAGCAATGTGGACTCAACAAAACATAGATAGCATAATAGAGTTTGGTGAACGCAAAGTGTTTATGCATGAAGCAGAAAAGCCTATCTCGTTTTTATCGTGCTGTATCGAATGGTATAAGTATTCTCAGTGTAAAGGAGACTTCTATACTCAGCTACCTGTACCTATTGATGGCGCTAATAATGGTTGGCAACATTTAGGTGCTATGTCTAAAGATAAAAAGACGGGCGCTCTTGTTGGTCTTGTTCCTACTGAAATACAAAACGATTTCTATGTACAAGTAGCTAAGCGACTTACTCAACGTATGCCTGAATGGTTTGAAGAACGTCAAATGCCTATGAAACATATTCGTAAAGGTATTGCTAAACGTGGTGCTATGACTCGTGCTTATAGCTGTGGCCAAAAGAAAATGTCTGAATCTATGTATAGCGATTGTTACCAATATGGTTATACCGAAGAATATAATATTTCTACTTGGGATTGTGACGAGCTAAGTAATCAAGTTATTAGAGCAATTCAAGAAGTTTGTCCAGGCCCGTTAGATACTATGCGTTACTTACAAAGATTAGCTGAACAAGAAATAACTAATTGGTTTAAAGAATATGGCACAGATAGAGGCCGTGGAATTGAATGGATAACTCCATCTGGCTTTCCTGTTATATATGAATGTTATCGTACTCGGCCTGTTAAAGTAGACTGTTATGGTTTTAATACACCAACAGGCGAAATTCGCTTTAAACATGTTATCAGAGAGAAAACAGATATCCCTGATAGGCGTGGCTTTATGTGTGGTATTAGCCCTAACTTTGTTCATAGCATGGATGCTGCTCATATGGCTCTTACTGTAGCTAATTGGGATGGTGAATTTGGCGCTGTGCATGATTCATTTA